TTAAACTAGTTGTTGATAATTCGCAAGTCATGTTAATTAAAGTGTATAACTCCGTCAATTACAAGTGTAACAAGTATGAGTAAGAAACAAGTAATAGAATTAGAATGGTTTAGTGTAGATGAGATGTTACCTGATGATAACTATAGTAGTTATCCTTATAGTAAAAATTTATTAATTAAGGTAATATGGCGTGCTGGTAAATTAGTAATTAATAATGGAAATTATAACTTTAAAGATCGAGAATTTTACATAAATCAACAAATACCTGCAAGTTTAATTAATACACCTGTAATTGAATGGTGTTATTGTCCTAATTTCGCCAATCTCCCTGTTTTATTACGTCTATGATATATCAGTTGATTAAAGTAGGTGATGATAGTAGTGTAGTCCTAACTGAAGATGAGTTAACTAAGTTAATAAATGAGGTAGATAATGTCTGAATTATATAATGAAGAGCAAGAATTATTAGAAAATCAATGTCCATATTTAAAGTTAGTTAGAATATTACTTAGGGAAATATCTGTAGTTGATAAAATTACAGATAATACTGGCTGGTTAAATTGTGTAAATACGTTAGATAAAATAGATAGAACTTTTATACTGAATCCTATTCGATATAACGTATTAATTGATTTAGCTAAATTTATGATTGACAAAAGAACAATTAACCAATAATTAATCAAAGTAAATAATGTCCGAATTTGAATGCTTCTATAAAGGTACTGATTTATATTTTACTGGAAACATTAATAACTTATCATCAACTAAGTTTGTTTATCTATTGCGTGAATTAGAATCTAATTTAAAATCATCTGCTGATAAATCAATTACTATTTATCTAGATTGTTATGGTGGATGTGTAACTAGTTCACTTAAGATGTATGAAGTTATTAAACGTAGTTCACTTAATATAACTATTATTGCAGAAGGTTATGTAGCTAGTGGTGGTACATTATTATTATGTGCAGCTACTAGTAAGTGTAGTAGTTATACAACATTTATGGTACATGAATTAAGAGGTAGTATTAAGCATGATTTAACTGGAACTAAGAATGTAATTGATTGGTGGGATAAATTAGAGTCATATTGTATGGAGTGTTATAAAGACACTAAGTTAACTAGTGATATGATGTTGAAGGATACTTATTTAACTGCACAACAAGCAGTAGAATTAGGACTTATTAGTGAAATTATATGAACTTAAATGAATACTCAACTTGGTTAATTAACTTTAGCGATAAGTATGCAATTGCAGATGAGCGAAGCAAATTGACTGTTTATATTGCAGGATTAATAGAGGAACTTAATGAATACAATTTAGCAGATACTGTTGAAGGTAAGAAAAAAGAGTTAGGTGATTTACTAGCTTATTTAGTATTAGCTTTAAATAAAGTAGGATTTCCTCCATTAAAATCAGCTTTAAAATTTGAGTTTGATAATTTATTATCAGTTAGTGAATTATCATTGCAGTTAGCGGGATTTTTAAAGCGACTATATAGAGGTGATAATAATACAACTGATTGTGTATTTACACTGCTTAGTTATCATGACTTTATAATAAATGAATTAAAACAACTTAATTTAACTACAGAAGAGTTAATTGAGATTAACGTAGCTAAGTTAACTAAACGTGATGTAAACAACACATTAAAAGGTAGTGGTGACAATAGATGAATAAGATTAAAGAAGCATTAGCTAACAGAAGATTATCTACATTTGCAGCAACTACAGTTACTAATACTCCTAATGTAACTAGTTTATTAATTAGTCCTGAGATCCGCACCCATTCTGTAACTAAGTTAAGTGAGTTACTTAATCTACTGTTTGATTTACGTAACTTAACTAGAATAAGTCATTGGAACATTAAAGGTATGAACTTTAAAGCAGTTCATAGTATGTTAGATGATATTCAAAGTGAGTTAGATAGTTATGTTGATGTTATTGCTGAAGTTATAGTAGCATTTGGAGGTAATGCTACTATTAGTTGTAATACAACTGAGTTATCTAACGTTGATATTATCAGTTGTTGTAGTGATAGTAATGAATGTCTCACTAAACTAGCTACTCTATTTTCTTACGTTATTAAAGAAGTTACTGATTGTAGTAATGATTTAGATGATAATGGTGATAGAGTTAATGCTAATACATTATTAGAATTAGCAGCTACGTTAATTAAGTTTGTTTATTTAATAGAGAAGCACTTGCAATGATTGAACAATATGATGTTAAATTTAACTATCTTAAATCAGATGGACATTGGTGTATTGGTGCTAATGAGTTAGTTAATGTAACTGTTAATCGTGAGAAGTGTAATCATCAGTTAGCTGGTAATGTAATTAAAAGTAGATATGTTAACTGTGAGATAGTTAGAGTTAGTTACGTATGAGATATAATGGCATATCTAGATTAGTTTATCTATTGTTAATGGCGAAGCTTAACAGACGAGATAAATAACATACTAATAAATCCACTAACTTAATTGCTAGTGGATTTATTTTATCTATTTAAATACTTCTTTAACTAACTTAGGATCTGCTAATGGATTATTAAAGTAACCTATTAACTTGTTATCTTTATCATATAGAGGTACTAGTTTATCTGTAACTAAAGTACCAGTTAATTTGTTGTTAATCATGTTGTTTAAAATAGTAAGTTATTTAACATAGTTATATCATCAATATTAACTTCATTTAAGTTATCGTTATTAATAATATAACTTTTAATTGTGTTTACTTCTACCTCATGTGATTTCATATAGATAGCTAAACATTCTAAATGAGGTTGAATGTAGTTAATTAAGTAGAGGTATTCTAACTCAATTTGAACATCATCTAATTTAACTAATTGAATTGGATCAATTACTTTACGTAACTTAAATTCATCAATTAATGTGTTTGTAACTTCCCATAAAGTTAACGTTAGTTGTTTTAGCATTACATTGTAATCTATTAATCCTAATTTGTAATGTTCAATAAATGCCGCTACTATATTATTTTTTTTACTTAACTTAACTAATTGATTATTCATAACTTAAACCCCCATTAAATTATTAAATGCCATCTCTAATATTGGAAATTCATCTGACGAATATAAACAAGTATTAGCTTGTACTTTTTTCTTACCATTAACAATACGTTTAACAAATGTACCTCTAACTGGTTCTTTATTTGTGGTTGACTTATAAGCACCACTAACTAAGTGAGCTAACTTATGTAGTGTTTTTCTATCTAATGTACAACCTTTCTCAACTTCTAACCATTTAGTTAAAGGTATTCTATCACTAGATGTTAATGTTAAATCACTATCTAATTCTAAATAATCGTTTAATAATTTATCTACTCCTGGAATAATAGTAACTGTTGTATTTCTAAGTTGTTTATATTCAACTACTATCTGTTGATTCTCAAGTAGTTGTTTATTATTCTCATCTACCTTTAATAGAAGTTGAGTTAATGTATTCTGAATGTCATTTAAGTTAACTGATGTTACATTATCAGTTGGTGTAAGTTCTTTAATATAAGCATTTAAACCTTTCTGTGCTAACAAACGAAAATTAGTTTTAGCTACATCTGTTTTAACTCTAGATTCATAAGCGTAATACTCAACTATTCTAATTGCAACATCTTCCATTACTATTTTTGCACCTCGTTCTCCAGTTACTTCCGGGTTAAAAACCTTACCAGCTAAGGGTTCTAGCGATTTCGGGTATGTATTCGTTCCGGGTGCTGTTAAGCTGTTAGTAACTTGACTTATTGCTTTTCTAGTTACACCACATAATTTAGCAAGTCCTGATAGACTAACTCCTGTAACTTTACCATCGTTAGTTACATACAATTCAATATCATCTTCACCAATATAAGATTGTGCGTAAGTTATCTCACTCATATTATTAACCTTGTGACTACTGTTTAAAGTATAGTACCTTTATTTCAAAATGACAAGGATAATAAAAAACTCAAGTACGCTAATACTTGAGTTAGGAGGCAATATATGTCACAAACAATCCAAACCGAAAGAATTGAACTTTCATGATGTCCTCTTCCCAAAAGAGGCGGCTTACCATTAGCCCAGGTTTGGTTGGAGAGTTATCCTTAATGTTTCACCGACTAACAGTTATGATAACTTGATAACTCTTTGAGTTAGTAATTAACTCCTAGTAATATCATAACGTAGGGTCGGATATTCTGCTAGTATATCAAGGAGTACCTACGTCTAACATTAGTTACTATAACTCTATTCTTCAACTTTGTCAATATGATAAAAATAATTATCTGTATTCTCAGTTACCCATTTATCTTGATTCTCGCACTTCCAATTATGAGTATTAATCTTATAACCAGGAAACTCAGTTAATGGTTCTGTTATGAATGATGGATCACCTAACCAATAGATACGATTATTAGGTTGAATTGCATAACATCCATTATCTAATTTAATTAGATGTCCACATTTATAATCACTAGCTTCTTCTGCCCAATCACCACCTATCCAATCAATAGTAAATACATATTCACCTTGATACCAGTTCTTATCTTTAAGTAGAACCTTACATTTCATTTCCTTCAGATAATCGTAAGAAACAACTTGAGTTTGATAACTGAAACAATCCCATAATTGTAACCAATCAAGATTTAAGTTATTTGCATCAACTCTACTAACTAATGCACTAATTGGAACTCGTGCTATTTGTGCGCCACCATTAGTCATTATGTGAAATCCAATTGCACGTCCAGTTAAACTAGTTAACCCGAACACAACAACTGGAGTAAATTCACCATAACCAGATTCTAAGTTAAATAGATATTCATTGCGAACGTAACATTTAATTAGAGGAATTGAAATACTAAATTGATACATGATTAGTTATCCTATTTTTCTTACGTTGTCAAATTAAAAGTTGTTTAAAGTTATATGTGATTTGTAAATTGCGGGATTTGATTTTCTTACTGAATTTACATTATATTTTATCCAACGCTCCATATCTTTTTTATCTTTTGTTAGTGCTTCTAAATTAGGAGCATTTGCTTTTTTACCTTTATAATAAGCTTTATTTATTTCATTTAAAGTATCTCTATCTAAATCTAAATAATAATAATTACCTCCAGGAGTTTTACCTTCCATATTACGTAATGCTATTTCTCTATTTAATCGTCTTTGTTTACTAGATACTTTAGCTGTAGTTACTGGAGGTTTAGATATACTAGGTTGAGTTACTGCTTTACCTTTACCTCTTAATGCTAAATAACCTAATCCTCCTGCAACTGCTAATCCACCAACTCCAATTGCAGCATTACGTAATAAGTTACCTCTACTTTTACGTTTGATACGATCTCTACCTCTACCATAGTTACTTAAATTAACATCATTTAGAATAAACATATTTTTAATCACTTATTAATTATCCTCATTATATCAGTTACCTAATTCAGTGTTAACTTTACGAAGTGTTTCATGAAGTCCCTTAATCCACTTATCACTTTCACTATTAAGTTGTTTAGAGAACTCCTTAACATCAGCATTACCTTTAACTTCAATATTAGTAGTTGGATTAAAGTTAATAACTACATCTTTATTTAACTTACTATTACTTGATTTAGACTTACCACTATTTGAATCAAAGTTAGGTCTTTCTAAGTTGACATTACTATTAGGGTAAGAAAATAAGTTGGATAACTTCTCCTGACTGAAATTAATACGAGTGTTATCTAACTCACGTCTATCTCCTCTTAGATTATTCATTAATGCCCGATAAATGGCACGATCATCAGCAGTAGTAAATGTAGATTTAGCAACTGCAACGGTCTTATCTTGAGTTTCATTACGTTGTTTATTATCTAATGCAGCCTTTTGAATAGTATTAGTATATCTATTTAATTCTGCTTGCTGTTCTAATATAGGACGTTCTTCTAACTTAGCTTGATATGCAAACTTCTTAGCATCTAATGTTGCTAATGATCCTTTCTTCTCTTCATCAGTTGCAGTTCTACTCTTTAATACTTTAGCTGTTTCAGCTTCTTGTACTTTAAGTTCTGCTGCTAATTTCTTTTCGGCACTCTTTTGATCTAACTCACTTTTAATTAGAGCTAGTTCATTCATCTTAATTTGAATAGCTAATATATCACGTTCTATTTGATGTTTCTTATTAAGGTTAAGTAACTCTTGTTTAGCAGCTTGTTCTGCTAACTTACGTTTCTGATAATCACTTACTGCTAATCCTTCAGCCATCTTAAACATACGTTGTGTATTATCTTGATGCTGTTGTTCTAATTCAGCTTGTTTATTAAGAAGGTCTAATCGCATTTGGTAATTTTTAATTTGTAGATCACCAGCTAATTGCATTTTATTAGCATTAGTTTCTGCAATTGTAGCTTCTAGATTTGCCAGTTGTGCAATCTTCTCATACCTAGCTATTTTCTCATTTTGTTTAGTTATCTCTAGATCGAGCAATCCACCTTCTCTACCTATACGTTGTCTAATCTCTAGTTCTCTACTTGCATTACTATTAATCTCACTTTGATTACGTTTAGTTACATCTAGTAACTCATTCTGTTTAGTGATAGCTAATTGTTCTTGTTTATTAGCATCTAATCTAATTTTAATTGCATCTATATCTTCTTTATTTCTCTTCTGTTTAATAGCTTTCTCTAACTCAAGTTGTATTAACTTACTGTTATTATTAGCATCATTGCGCCGACTATCTAACTCTATTTGTTGTTTCTGCAATGATAATTCAATTAACTTCTGTTGATTAATTAAACTACGTTGTTCAGTAGCATCTGTAACTACACGATTAGATTCGCGCAGTTGAGCTATCTTAGTTTCAATAGCAGCACGTTTCTCAATATCGTTAGTTACTTTAAGTGAGTTAGTTAATCGCGCACTTTCATTTTCAAGTGTAGATGATGTTAACTTATTACGACTATCTATTATCTTATTCTCTTCGTTAAGTGATGCTACATTATTATCAATGGTGTTAGTTAATTCACGGTAAACTAACTTAGTTCTATTCGCGGCATTTTCAATGAGTTTACTACGTTTAGTAAACTCACGTTCTAAATTATCAGTTATTATCTTCTGATAATCTAACTGTAGATTAAGTAATTGATTCTGTATTTCCGTCTGTTTAGTTTTATCATGTTCAACTAACTTAAGTTGTTCATTAAGAGATAGTTGTTTATTTAATATCTCCTTTTTTCTTACCACATCTATATCTCTGATAGATTGTTCTTCAGTAGTTAAGAACTTACTTCTATTCAAAACAACTAAAGCTTGTTCTCTAGTTAACTCTAATTCACGTTTTTTAGATCGTACATTAATTGCACGTTCTAAATTAGATGTTATTAACTCTTGTTGTTGTACATCAATTCCTAGTAATTGATTATTAATAGACTTAGTTTTCTCTAAATCATTTTTATTTAACTCTAGTTCCTGTAGTAGTTGTTTACGTTTTAAATCTAAGTTACGTTTAGTATCCTCAGCTATCTTATTGTTATATTCTTCTTCACTAATAAGACGTTTAACTTTATCTAACTTAATTAGCTCTTGTTCTCTATCTAATGCTACTTGTTGTTGTTTAAATCTTTCATCTAATTCAGCTTTAAGATTATCACGTTGTTGTGCAGCTAGTTGTTGTTCAAGTAACTTTAACTTAGCAGCATCTAACTTCTTCTGATCTGCACCAGATGTAGCTTTAGTAAATTCAATTAGTTGTTTCTGATTATTAATTTCCTCTTCTAACTTAGCTGCATTTAACTTACGTATCGCAGCATTTGTTTCTCTAGTTGATGTAACTCCACTATCTAACATAGCCCGTCGAGTTTCACCTTCTAAGTTAAGTAAGTCTATTGTTACTTTACTTCCATCTCTCATGTAACCTATAGCTTGGTTAATTCCATTAATATAATCAGTTATATTCATCTCTTGTTTATTAGTATCTAATACAGCTTTAAGTGTTTTAGCTGCTTCAGTTGCACTAGTACCATTAACTTGATATAACTGATCAATACTACTAATAACTCCATTAACATTAGTGTCAAATTTATTAACGTAATCAGTCATATCAGTTACGTCAATTTTAACCTTCTTATTATTAGCATCAAGATATTCACCAGTTCCATCTAATGTTGCTTTAACTTGACGACGATATTGTTCTAGATCAGTTTGCGCCAATCTAAGTCCCTTCTTCATTCTAGTTTGAAGTGCGTTAGCTCCTTGATCACCTTCTATAGTAGTGCTACCTTTTTCTATTTCCAGATTATTATCTAATACTCTCTTAAGTAATATGTTCTGTTGAGTTTGATATTCTATTCGCGCCTTATCTATCTCTTTTTTCTTACTTAATACATCTTTCAATTTATCATTAGCAGTTTCTAATATTGTACGATGTGTATCTAATTGTTTTTCGTGGTCACTAGCTTGTTTACGTTCTTCAATACTTAACTTATCGAAATCTTTAAGTTGTTCACTAACTGCCTTAATTTTATTTTCATTAATTGATATTTCTAATTCAGTTCTCTTAGTTGCAACTTTAGCTTCATTAGCAATTTTATCTATGTCTGTTGCGCTAAGTATTTTACCTTGCTTAATTAATTTATCTACTTCTTCAATTCCAGTAAATCCCAATTGAAGTTTCTTAGTTGATTTAGTTAATTCATTAATAGAATCACGAGTTTTTAATGATGCAACATCTATATCATCAAGAACTTTTACTACAGCATCTGCTCTAAATAAATTAATAACTTTACCAAATCCACTGATAATACCATTAAATATAATTTTAGTTGCATTAAACTTTTCTATAGTATTATTAAAATCGCCCACACGATCCATAACACCTTTAGAACTTTCATCAGCTTCTTTAGCTACACTTACTGATTCTTTCAATAGTTGTAATCTCTTCTGTTCTGATTCATTAAGTTGTTTATTAATTTGTAATTTATCTAATTCACGTATTAAATTAAGTTGTCCTTGTTTATCTAATTCTTTTAATTCTTTATTTAAGTTATTTAATTGACCTGTCATTCCGAAGAATGCTTCATAACCAATAGTACCAATTAATCCTAATGCTACTGCTATGGGAGCTAACGCTAATGTAAATGGAGCTAATTTAAGATACAGTGTTGTAAGTTGAGCATCTAGGAATCTTAATGTTGCACTAGCTATACCAATTGATGTTGTCCATAAACCACCAATTACACCTGCAAATCCAGTTCCTGCAACACTAACTGCTTTAGTAGCTCCAGCTAAATTAGTAATATCGAAGAACAGTATTCTCGTTAGTAAACTATTAGCAATGTAACTAGTACCTAAACCTACTTGTACTTTAATTAAATTACCATCAGCAACTTGTTCTGCTAATGATGCTGCTATTTTAAGTTTTCTAACTTCTGCATTACCAGCGATAATAGCAGTTTGAGTTGTAGTTGCTAACGTTGCATATTCAGTTGATTTAGTTTGTAGAAACTCTGCACGTTGTAAGAAAATAGAAGCGTTGGCAGAATCAACTTTAGCTTTAGTTCTTAATAACTCAGCAGCAGTAGATAACTTAACTGCTTTCTCATTATAGATAGTTAAGTTAGCTTGCAGTTGTTCAATAGCTAATTGTTTAGTAACTATAACACTAAGTCTTTCCTTAGCTGCAAGTCTAGTTGAATCAAGTGCGAGTTCTGATGTTACTAATGCTTTAGTTGCATCACCATACTTAACGTTATTTACGTTAATTAACTCTTGTAGTTGTTGTTGTTCATCAAGTGAATTAGTTAATTGATTATTAAGTAGTATTGATTCCTTCTGTAATGCAACAGTATTAGAACCACCTAATTTAAGATCATCTTCTACCTTAATTAATTTAGTTTTAATATCAAGTTGTTTAGCATTAGATATCTCTAACTCATCTAATAGTTGTAGACCTTCTTGTTTAATAGAGTTAGCTGTAGCTTCAGCATCCTTTACTTTAGCCGTTGCTTTAATAACTCCATTAACTTTATCTACTTGATTATCAAGTATCTTATTTCTACCATCTAATGTTTTGTTTAACTCACCTACATTAAGTTCATATTGTTTCTCTAAACCAACTAATTGTTTAAGGTTAGTTAATCTATCACCTTCTCCAGTAAATACAGCTTTAAGCAATTCACCCCTAGTTTTAGTAACTGTATTTAATTTAGTTTGTATTAATAGATGTGATTGATCAAATCCCATTAACTGTTTAATTACGGGAACTAATCCTGCTTTAGTTTTAATTAATCCATTAATTAAGTTGAACTGTTCACCTATAGTTCCATTCATGAACATCAAGGTTACTCGCAAACCTTGATATGCTAAGAATGCTTTAGTTATAGTTCCAACTAAAATACCAATAGTATCAGTTACTTTATTAAATGCTAATTGACCTAGCAATATTGATGCTATAGTCTTCTTCATTTCTGGACTAATTCCAGATAATGTTTTAGTGAACGTTTCTAATGCTTTAACTCCAGTGTCAAAGAATGGAGCTAACTGTTCACCAAATTGTATGAATTGTTCAGTTATTCTATTTACAATTGCATCGAATGTTTCAGCTTGGTTATTTAATTTAATTCCAAATACACTATCTAATGCTTTACGTGCAACTTCACCTGTTTTACTAACATCAAACATCTTCTGAGTAAATTCATCTAATTTCTCAGAGTTATTAGACATTAATGCTAGAGCAGTATTATATGCAGTAGCTTCAGGAATTATTTCACGTAATACTTCAGCATTACCTTTAGCTGCTATATTTAATCGCTGTAATGATTTAGTTAATCCATCTGCTTTAATTTCACTGATGTCAAATCTAATTGGTTTACCACCTTCATCACGTAATTCTCGCAATGCAGCAGCAGCTTGAGGAGTTTTGCTGATAATTACGCGCGATAATGATTCAATACCTGTTAATGCACTGTTTGTGTCAAAACCTTTTAATGTTAATGTTGCTACAGCAGCACCTAACTCTTGCAATTTAATCTTAGCTGCGTTAGCTGTTACTGCTGCTTGAGCAAAACCATTACTTAATTCTGGTATTGTAGTTACACCTAATTGTACAGTTTGATTTAGAACTGCACTAACTTTAGTTGCATCACCAGCACTCAGATTATAAGCACTAATAGTTTGAGCAAGTACCTTCATAGTTGCTCCAGTATCAGCACCACCAGCTTTAGCTAATTTAAGTCCTGCTGTCATTACAGCTTGGTTATCAGCAGCTTCAGTAAAACCAGACGACGCAGCTTCATAACTAGCTTTTAATGCGTCAATACTAGTTACTGCATTTTTAAGATCCTCATTAACTAGTTTCTGAATACTAGTAGATAGATTCTTAATAAATGGATCATTCTCAGGAAACAATGTAGCTACTTCTGATTTAACTTTATTGAATCTATTAAATGTAGTTAATGCAGTTAAACTAAATGAATCTAGAGCATTACGACTTCCTAATACTGCATCTTGTAATTGCGTGAATTGCGTAATAATGCCAATATCAAGTCCACTAGCTTGCATTGCTTTCAATCCATCATTAAATCCATCTAAGTTAGCTTTCGCATCATTAATACCAGTTCCTAGTATTGAGAATACTTTAACTACTCCAATTACTGCAAATGTCTTATTTAATAGAACATCAGTTGTACCAAGAACCTTAGTAAACTTAGCTAAGTTATCAGAGTTAGTAAATAACTGTTTACCAAATGCACCTAACCCTATGTTAAGTGCCATTATCTTGAATTGTAATGAACCAACTTTCTCATTAACTTTATCAATAACTCCACTTATATTATCTTCACCTTGGAAGTTAATGTTAACGTCTTGATTATATTGATCCATTAGAACCCCATTAATTGATTTATACTTGTTTTCTTACCGTCTACGATTATCTCCTGATCTAGATCATTATTAATAACATAATCATTCCAATCTCTTTCTACTTCCTCAGCATCTCGAACTGATGGATCTTTACGTAACTCAGTTGTCTGATTAATCAGATCATGTATCTCCAGATCATCTAGTGAGTTAACTAGTAGTAGTGCATTCTCAACACCACCATATATCTCAATTAATGCCGCTAAATCTATAGCGTAGGAACTTCTGGTTGTTCCTGTGTCATTTTTTTTATTGCTTCACCACTATCTCCTCGATAATTAAGTTGATGTAACTGACTGATGAGAGATGGCTTGTACCATGTTTCAGCTTCAATCATCTTACCGATATTAGTGTATTGAGCTATTTCTTCAGGTGTAGATGTAGTGAAGAATATATTACTTAACTGTTCTAAATTATCCTCAAGTAACTCTAACTTGACTGCTCCATCTCCAACTACTGCTAGTAATTTAGATGTAGTTTTAATTACACTCCAACACGCATCATCAGCAACACAAGCCCCGACATTAGCATTATGAGTAAGAAAAAAGTAGAGGAGTTTCTGTTGTAGTACAATTAAGTCCTTTAACTTAGTGCGAGTTACACGCTTAACTGTATCTATAGTTCCGTCACTGTATGTTATATCAAAGTTATTCATAGATTTAAATAGTAGATTATTCATCTACTATTATTACATTAATTAGTTACAACCAACTTGAATAGGTACATAATTCCATTCATAAGGGAAACAGACACCTGGAACATCATTAATGAAGAATGGTATTTCAATTGCATCTGCCTTCGGATCAAGTGTAGATCCCGCGTAACTAGGTGTTACGTTATCACATTTAAAGTGAATTACTTTATTAGCCTTCGTAATTAGTAATGCACTAACTTTATGTGCGCCAACTACGTTATCACTAATACCAGTTCCAGTAAATGTTTCAGTTGTAGTTAAACTAACTGTTTCATTTGCGGTAACGAGATTATTAGAGAACTTAACATTGAGAGATGCTCCAACTGCAAATGTATCATCTGTAGTTGCACTAAAACTCGCAATACTAACTTGAGTTAATTGAACTGAGAGATTATTACGTTGAACAGATGCTTTACTAGGAGCGTTAAGTGCAACACCATAACCTAGAAAACCAGTTGTAACTGCCGCATAGTTATTCTGAGTTACTTGATAACTCTTAACTACATCTAATGTGCCAGTCTTAGCATCAAATTGATTGCCAATTTTAAATTGCAGGATCTCTGGTTGCATATAGGAATAGACAACTCGCAGAACTGGCATACGTCCAGTAATGTAACTACCAGAACGAGTCATTTCACCCTGGTTATTTTGAGTTGTTTGAATCTTTTCTTCAATATTGTTATCAATTACAAATCCAGTTGGAGTAGGTAGATGTAATAATGCACCATCAGATAGACGAGTTAACTTTAAATTAGCAACGCCTTTAATAGTGTCGTATAATTTACCGATTGTCATAATTGTAGCCTTAACAAATAGTAGGTTGACCTTCTGTTACGTTGAAGGAGAAACGGAGGAAACTATAAATAGGAGTTCCTAACTCATTCATTAATGTTCTGTATTCGCAACGTTTAGAAGTTGGTTCTATAAATACAGTTATATCATGTAATGCAAAACTAAGTACCTCATTAATATTATAATCAACCCAATTTAAATAAGGTAATAATACCTCTAGATTAGGTAACACTAATGAATAGTGAACTTGAATAGAGCTAAGTCGTTTATTACTAACAGTGTATTGTGAACTAGTTCTAAATACTTTAATTAGTGGGAAGTCTTGCACAGGTACATTAAACGCATCATATAAACGATAGCTATTAATAATAGGTACAGTTAATCCTTCGTCATTAGCACGTCTATTAAGTTCACGTTTAAGATAGTTAGCTATATGTCCAGTTAAGTAATCTTCATTAATCATGGTTTCAGCAACACCTTAACTATAGACTTAATTAACTCTTCGTATTTAGTAGTAGGTCTAGATAACTTCGCTACGTTAGGAATACCTTGATTAACTCTAAGTTTAATTGGATAACTAACTTCATCTAATATAAGTGGCGCAATATCACGATCTCCAACTGTGTAATCTCTCATCGTTTTAAATTGATTACTTAACTCAGTTAACTTATCACTGTTTATCTTCACCAGTATATATCTCCTTTACCTGTTTCATTAATAAACTCAACATCACGAAGTGCTGCTAACTTAGGTCTAGTTGTAACGTACACTTCAAGTCGAGTTATAGTATCGTCATAACTACTTCTATTAACTTCACCTGTTAATCTAATTGGTTGAGGTTGTGCAACTCCAACATTAGTTGCTACTAGAGGCATACCGGGAATGTATATGTTATGACCAGTAGTTAACATCGCCAGTAGACTGTATGCGTGTAACTTAGTATCTGTACTAGTTCCCGCCACATCACCACCTAGTTGCGCCATTCCAGTTCCTATGAAGTGGATACGCAGTAACTCCGCTATTACTAGATCATCAACAATAGTAGTTAGTATTGAGTGATTATTGATTAGCGGTAACTCATATATCTGATTGAGTATTAAGTTAAGGAACTCCTCTTGTTGTTCGATAACTTCATCAACCAGAACATCATCAACTTCATTACTAGGTAGACTACTATATGGTGCAGATTGATATTGACTTGGTTTGATATTAAGTCGCGCCTTCAATTTGCGCCCGATTGATTCCTTATTGCAGTAGATAGGTGTATAGGTCATTTATTCACCTTTAGCTATTTTTCTAGCTGCTCTGAGGAAATTAAGTCGTCGAAGGTCATCTTTCGTGCGATTTACTAATTTGAGCCAACCACGAAGTTCACGACTTATATTAGTCCCAGTTGATGCTAACTTTTGACCTACTTTAACTGTATCTTTAGTTTCTTTGTAGTTGATTCCCTTTTTTTTCTTACGCTTAACTTTATCTCGACCGCGTTTGAAGTTAGCTGTTCTAATGACAGCACTCCTATTGATATCTGTCATTAGGAACATATTACACCTTAGTTATTTCAGTTGTCTCAATTAAGTCACGTTGTTTAACTACTTGCTTCTTAACTCTCTCTGGACGATTAGCAGTACCAGTATCTATTTCATCTACGTTAATCATTTGATATGGTTCTAATGTAATCTCAACTGTTTCAAGTGATTTAACATAAGCACCATTATCTCTAATGTCTTCTGGTAACTGACCATAGAGATAAGGTAAGTTAGCTGGATAGATGTTACCATTACGATCCATGTATTGTTGAATTAAAGTTACTTTAGTTGTTAAGTTCATGAGTTTTCTGGTGTATCACCAGCTTGAGTTAAGAATGTATTTAAATCAATTATATTACCAATAGTGCCAGCACTTAATAATGGAGTTGTACCACCACTAGAATAAGTAGTTGCACTACCTGGAAATACATATTGTTTAGGAATAACTGTTAATTTGTTATTGAGAATATTAAGTGGAATAACAATACGTTGAACAGTTTTAACTACTGTAGTTGTATCATCCTTAGTAATAGTTAAGTTAATATCAACAATAAATTCATCTGTACCTTGAGCAATAGCACCAGTAAATGATAATGCTTTAGAGATAGTAGGATTTAGTTTTTCGCGATTGAATGAAGATGAAATTGCCATAGTTATTAAGTAGGTTAACTAAGTTAATAATAACATTAAATTAATTCCTCAACATCACTAACTAAAATAGCCCCATGCCCCGCTAACTCAGCAGGGCTTATACTTATTTGCTCTTGGTAATTGGGGTCTGGTTCAGTTCGTTGCAGTAACGCTATGATGGCATCAAAACTTGCTTGGCTTAGTTTGCTGCCACGTTTTAAAGTGGTCAGATTTCCAACAATCCAATCAGGTCTATTCTGGGTAATAGCATCCAATATCCTTAAATAGACTGGACTTTCAGCTAGTGCCAAAACTTCCGCATCTGTGACTACTGCTGAAACTTCTTCTAAAGTTGTCTTTACAGATACTTGACCTATAGGAACTGGATTATCTACTAATACTTTATCGTTGAGGTATGAAGTTAATTCCCTGGGAGATAGTTCAGGGAATTGTTCAATTTGAGAAAGCAGCCATTGTTGTTTTGTCATGGTTTTTAATTATCCACTAA